TTCATTTTGAGTTTGCTCAAGGCGATTACGAAGCAAATTTCAAGTACTGCACTAAAACACGGGAGTGTGATGAGGTGCCAAACGTTTACTTCGAAAGAGGCGAACCTACAAGAAAGAGCGGACAGAGAAATGACATTCAAGAAGTCATTCGTAGGATCGAGGGGGGAAATGATCTCAAAGATCTCATATTCGACGACGAGGTTAACCAAACCGTCGCCAGGTGTATGCCTTTTGTTCGTCAGGCTGTTGCTGACTTTAAGGCAGGACGTGGACTTGCAGCCATCAAGTCCAAGTTGGAGTCTGCTCAGCTCAGAAGCTGGCAGTTGGGAATCCAACACATCGTGGAGTCTACGCCTTGCACGAGAAGCGTCTATTGGTTTTGGGACGCCAGAGGAAACACAGGGAAGTCCTTCATGGTGGATTGGCTTGTAGCATTCAAAGAAGCAATTGTATTCACACATGGAAAGATGCATGACATAGCTCACGCTTATGATCACCAAAAGGTAGTTTGTTTCGATTTAGCTAGGACACAAGAAGAGAAGTTGGATGCAGTTTATATGGCACTCGAATGTTTTAAAAACGGAAGAATGTTTAGTGGAAAATATGAATCAACCACTAAAGTCTTCGAGGTGCCACATGTTTTTGTCTTCGCTAATTTTGCGCCAGACAAAACAAAGCTGAGTGCTGACAGATGGAAGATTACAGAGATTGTCACGATTTAACTTTTTTTATTAAAAGTCCTTAAAATAGTGAACAAGTTCTTGACTGTACTTAAGAATACTAGTCTGTGTAGTACAATTATGATCTGAATAAGGGATAATGGCCAATTGAATAGCATCTGTAACCTTTACAGGGTTCTGTGATCCAGTCAAATACTGGATCTTACGATTGGTCTTGATCCTCCCCTTAATGATAGGGTAGTTGCAGTCATTACCTGTATCATCGGGGTCGATAAAATCGTCAGGATCGAATTCCAAAAAAGTAGTTTGCTCATCATATGCTTTCGCAGCCTCTATTACATAATCTGCTTCAGCAGCTGCTGCTGCTGGAGCAAGAGGTGGATACGTAACAGCGGCGGCATTAAGAGTATTTTTACATTTGAAATAATCAAATTGCATGTCATTATAAGATTTGGCCATAGATTCATATGCTTTATACAGACCATTAGAGTTAGCTGTTCCTCCCATAGTCTGATTCTTGAGAGGATAAACGACAAAGTCACGATAAACCTTGTACCGAAGGGTGTCTACGGGCTGAATCAAAAGATTGCCCGATCCATTATCCGTGCCATCAGTGACAAAGATACCAGATATGTTAGAACTAGCTGCGGTGTTGCCAGCTTGGCGATCAGAATAAATTATGATTCGACAACGCTGAGAAGGATAATCAGAATATCCTTGAAGCTGTAGCCTGTAGTCCACAAACTGTGAAAAAATGGAATCTCCCTCGCGTTCATTCTTCTTTCCATTTGTTCCTTGAATGGTGGCAAGCCAATTCACTCCTGAAGCTTCGTTCTTCCTGGCAAATCCACCAACAATTGTACCTGAACCTGCATCATGATTCACAGTTTGGTCCGTGACATTGAGGTTTTCACGCTTCTGCTCGGCAAGCGTCTTGATAATACGCCTGACCTGCGACTGGTTATTACGATAACCCTTGGTCCTCTTACGAGGACCATCATTCGTTCCGCGTGTTCTCTTCATTCGATACATCAAGTTTTTTCTTGACGTATAGTTGAAACAAATCGATTGGTTGTGTCAACCAGTATACGACGTACAAAAATCCAATCCAACAAGAGTTGAATTGGAGAATTTTGTCTTTTGGTTGTGCTACGCACAATGCTGCTACTTAAAACAAAGTTGGTAGCAGGTAGCCAAGGTGGAGGTAATACTAAACTCCACCGTGGCTACCATGGTTTCTTAAAGGATGCCCAAGGTACCTGGGGCACCAAAGAAAAAAGGAAAGTTTCAACGCAATGCCGTACCAGCAAGGGTACGTAAGAACCTGATGTCAGTTCGAGACGAAGCATTTGACATTTTCAGGACACATTGGTTGGAAAAGAGAGTAAAGACAAGAGCTGCCGCAAACACTTTGATAGCTGCTCTGAAGAGAAAACTGACAAAGCAGTTTATGCC